ACGATCATAGACACATATAGTATCACCACAACTAAAACGGTCAACAATTATTTTGATTCTTCTATTCTTTTTATGGCATCACGAAGACTTAGCATTTTTTGAGCAAGTTCTTTTGAACTTATTTTTTCTTTGAGAAAGCTTTCATAATTTGAAATAATAATTTTTGCTTCTCGAAAAAGAACAGCATACAAATGATCTAATTTTTTATGTTCTTCATTTGCCATTAAAGATATTTATTCTGTACCAACAGTATCGTCACGTACAAATCTTATTACATTTGACATATAAAACGATTTCCATTGTTGAGAGTTTATATCCCATATTCCAATTCTATCACCCGGCAAGGTAGAAAAGAAATTTTTTCTTGTGTTATATTCTTTTGTGGGCAAATATTTTGCATCCAATGTGCCAGTAATTCTTCTTACACTGTTATCAGATTTTTTTATAAAAAACACGGTACACACACCAGACAATTCTTCCAAAATTACTTCTTGGGGTGATATGTGATCTGAGGTATAAGATTCACTCGAATTAACAATTTTAACATCTAATGTATAGTCGTACAATGGATTAAAAACTGAGGTTGTTTGGTTGATTCTATATTTTTGACTATAATTTTCAAAAGAACCGTATTGTTGCGTTATAAAATTTTTATAAAGATTATCATTCATTTCCATAACTGAATATGTTCTAAGTTGATAATTCGACCCGCCGTATTCTCCTCTGTATAATTTACTTTCAAAATAAGGAAGTTCAGAATTAAAAAATTCCTGGGAAAGAGATTGTTCAAATTCTTTTTCTTGCATTAGAATTCAATTATTATTTCATCTTTCTTTTTGCTGACTGATTTAAATTTTAAATCAAAATTTTCTAAAGCAATTGTAAATTTATTCATTAAAAATATTGGAAGTTTTACATAAACTGAACTAAATGGTAGTTTTTTATCTTCTTGAATTTTTAATATAAGTTCTTGCAACTCTTCATTAATATTTTTTATTTGCCCATCGATGAAATATGTTATTCCGTGAATATTTTGAAATTTATAAATCATGTGTAATTATCTAAAAGTATCTCTTGGTGGCACAAATCCTCTGGTTAACATGTCTCTTGGATTTGTTGGTGTTGTTTGTTGCGGTGTAATATTAGGTAATTGTTGCATACCTGAATTTAAGTTTGCCAGAGGGGATGGTTGGTTTTGATACTTCTTTCTAACAGCACGTATTACGTCTTCTAAAGATTTGTTACTCATAAAGATATTTATTATTAAAGTTTCTAAATAATTTTATGGCAGTAACCACACGACAAGAGTTTATAGAATATACCCTAAGACATCTTGGACATCCAGTTATCCAAATCAACGTTGATATTCAGCAACTTGAAGATCGTCTGGATGAGGCGTTGGAGTACATGTGGGATCGACATTTTGATTTTAATAATAGGGCTCTTTTTGTACACCAAATTGATCAAACGGATATAGTAAATCAATCATTTGATGTTAGTACCTTTGGAAATGCTCTTGGTGCCCAGCTAAAAACGGTAAATGGTGTTACTGGATATTGGCCTGTTGCAAGCGACATAAGAACAATTTCAAAAGTTTTTGCACCAAGCGATCAGGTTGGCGATTATATCTTTGACTTAAGATATCAAATGACCTTGTTTGATTTCTTCGGGTTATATTTCAACCAAAGTGGTTATCCGATGGGGCCGATGGCATCTTATATGGAATCTATGAGTTATGTAAAACTTGTAAATGATGTATTTAACTACCCAATGTCCTTTACATATTCCAAAACAACTGACAGACTTTATTTGGAAACTGACAACAGTAAATTGAGTGCCAGCAAATATTTAATGATTGAGGCTTATGTTAAAGTTGATCCCGACCAGTATCCAAAAATTTGGAGTGATCGTGTATTTAAACTTTATTATGCTGCTTTAGTTAAAAAACAATGGGCACAAAATTTAATGAAGTTTGCTGGAATGCCTTTGCCCGGAGGTGCGCAGTTAAATTCAGCAGCACTCATGTCTGAAGCAAATAGAGAACTCGCAGAAATAAACGAAACGCTATTGAAGACTCAAGAATTGCCTGTAGACCCGATGATTGGCTAATAAATGGCTACAAATCCATATTTAAATCTTACCACACAAAATTCTGAGCAAAGATTAGTTGAAAATATAACAATTGAACTAATCCAAGGTATTGGTCAGGATTGTTATTACGTTCCGAGAAAATATTTTAATATCGATAAAATTTACGGTGAAGATCCGGGGTCTTCTTTTGAAAAAACTTATATGATTGAAATGTATATTCAATCTTATAAAGGATTCGAAGGTACAGATATTATCACACAATTTGGAATTGAAATTAAAGACAAAATAAGTTTGTTAATGTCTCGCAGAAGATTTAAAGAACAGGTCACCAATGCAGATAATACAATAATAAGACCCAGAGAAGGAGATTTAATTTATTTTCCTCTTTCAAAATCTTTATTTGAAATTAATTTCGTAGAACACGAAAATCCATTGTATCCATTGGGAAAATTGTACACTTATCAAATAACTGCAGAACTCTTCACCTACAGCTATGAGAAGATGACAACACCAAATACAAACATAAACAAACCATACACCACTACTAAAGGTCTTTCTGGTAGTACTGTAATTCCTTTGAATAACATTCTTGGCACAACTGCAGGCATAAATGATGTCCTGCAAACCGAAGCGAGTGGTTATACATTCGATTCAAATGATCCTTTTGCCTCTTGCGATACTTAACCTAACTATTAAAGAACATGTTTGGATATTACAATAATGGAAATTTAAGAAAGTTGGTAGTGGCATTTGGGTCACTGTTTAGTAACATTTACGTTACTCACAAAGACCCTGCTGGTGGAGCGGATATTGAAATTCGTGTACCCATAACTTACGCATCTCAAGAAAAATTTATACAAAGATATCTAAACCCTTCATCGATTACTGACGGAACAAGAATTGAAAATCAATTACCAAGATTAAGTTACATAATAACAAGTGTTATTCCAGATCCATCAAGAAGAAGAAATAGATTTACTCCTTCAATTGGTCAAAATGCAAATTGTGAGCCTAATGGAAATGTTCTGTACAATGAAATTCCAGTAAATGTGAATTTTAATTTGTACCTGTACACCCGACATACCGATGATACTATGCAAATCGTGGAACAAATTATGCCTTATTTTGTTCCAGATCACGTTTTAAAAATTGATATGAACAGTGTTCATTCGAATGTACAAATTCCATTAGTAATGGGATCAAACAATTTGACTGAGCGTTATGAGGGTGATTTTTCAAATAGAAGAATTAACATATCTTCATTTAACTTTGTTGCAAAATCTTATATTTTTGGAAAGATTGTAAGCGCCAGTACAATAGATACCTCTGGCATTACTCTTACGTTTATAGATGAATATCAATAAAAATTTAGCCAATTTTTTTTCAGTTCCAGAAAATAAACCAATCAGTTCAGAAAAAACTGCTGGCGGTACTTTTGATCAAGCAAATTTTCAAAAAGATTATGAACTTGTACAATCAAATTTAAAGGATTTGATTGGCAATGGGAATGTGGCGCTTGAAGCTGCTCTTAAAGTAGCTACTGAATCTGATAGTCCAAGAGCATTTGAAGTTGTAGCAATTTTATTAAAAACTATGGCAGATTTGAACAATAATGTTTTAGATGTTCATAAAAAAGCCAAAGATACTACTAGCTCTAAAGTAGAAGTTAAACAAACAAATAATTCAATATTTTTAGGTTCCACAAAAGATCTTCAAAATTTGTTAAACAAGGAACGAAGCACAGAAAAACATATTTTAGATGCGGAGGTTGTGAATGACGAGCAAAAACAATAATGCTCAAGGTTATAGAAATAACCCCAATTTAAAACTACCTGGGGTAGATCTCCAATACACAAAAGAACAGGTTGAAGAATATATAAAGTGTTCGAAAGATCCTGTTTATTTTTGTGAAAAATATGTAAAAGTAAAAACTTTAGATAAAGGTGTAGTTCCGTTTGATCTATATCCTTATCAAAAAAAGTTTGTAAATGCAATTCATGATAACCGTTTTACTATTTCAAAGTGGCCTCGCCAGTGCGGTAAATCTACATGTGTTACCAGTTATATTTGCCATTATATAACATTTAATCAAAGTGTAAACGTAGCAATTTTAGCTAACCGTTTAAAAACAGCAAAAGAAGAATTGTTCTCCAAACTTCAACTTGCTTATGAAAATTTACCACACTTTTTGCAACAGGGAGTTGTAGAATGGAATAAGACGAGCTTTAAACTAGAAAACGGGTCTAGAGTCATGTGTGACGCTACATCCTCTACAGCCATACGTGGTGGCTCGTATAACCTACTCCTGCTTGACGAGTACGCCTTCTTACCAAGCCATGTAGCGGAAGAATTTTATTCATCCACTTATCCAACCATTTCAGCTGGTACTACGACCAAACTTATAATTGTATCTACACCAAACGGAATGAACCATTTTCATAAACTTTGGGTCGATTCAATGCGGCCACAGGGACACAAATTAAAAAATAAATTTATACCAGTTGAAGTAAGTTGGAAAGATACCCCAATAAGTCCCGGTTCACCAAAATTGAGAGATGAAACGTGGGCAGAAGAACAAATTGCAAATACCAGCCCAGAGCAATTTGAACAAGAATATGGTTGTAACTTTTTGGGTTCAACCAATACTTTAATTTCTTCTACAAAATTAAATGTTCTCGCCCCGGAAGATTATCTCGAAGAAGATAAAGAAGGTTTACGAATTTTTGAAAATGCAGACTCAGAAAAGACATACTTCCTATTAGCTGACGTTTCAAGAGGACAGGGTTCGGATTTTTCTGCATTTAGTGTAATAGAGGGGAACACGACACCATATAAAGTTGTTGCAACTTTCAAAAATAACACAATAAGTCCATTTAATTTTCCAACAGTAATTAAAAAAGTTGCGGAAAAATACAACAATGCGTATGTTTTAGTAGAAACAAATGATATAGGTGGTCAAGTTTCTTCTATTCTTTATAACGATCTTGGCTATGAAAACCTTCTTATGACAAGAATTATGGGAAGAAAAGGACAAATGTTGTCTCAGGGATTTTCATCCAGCGGTAAAAGTGAGTTGGGATTGCGTACAACAGCACAAACAAAAAAATTGGGTTGTGCTATCTTAAAAAGATTAATTGAAGAAGACAAAATTTTGCTGAATGACGAAAGAATCATCCAAGAATTGATGTCTTTTGTTTCTCGCTCTAATACATATAAGGCTGAAGAAGGCCATACCGATGATATGGTAATGACTCTGGTCTTCTTTGCTTGGTTAAGCAGACAAGAATATTATTCAGATTTGATTGAAACTGCAAAATTTAATTATGAAGATTCAAAAAAACCTGAAGACGATAACATTTTGTTTATAGCCGGAGAAAAAAATGATGATGATGGCGAAGAGTTTGTAAGTGATGGTGCTGTTTGGTATCCAACATAATTTTCTAAATATTCCATAGAAAAGGATAAATAATGCCCGTATCACTAAGTTCTTTTATTAATCCAAGCCACTACACAAAAGAAACTATTGCAGTTAATTTTGTGACTGGTATGAAATTGGGTAGCACCTTCGTAGCACCTGTATTTGGAGGGGCGTGTGGTGGTGCTCTAAACAACCCCGGTGGTATGTTTGGATGGCTAATTTATTCACGTTCAAATACCGCTTATTTTAATCCAGCAAAGGGAACAACTTCAGATAAGTATATTCTTTATTCAAACCCAGGAGATTTAGTTGGAGATTTGAATAAACTTTCTGGTATTACGAATTGTCTTTTGTCACCAACTTCAGGTGCAACTGCAAATTTCTTCTATTATACTGGTTCCGATGTCACTGCCTCACAACCTGGAATGGATTTCCTTTATGCTATCAGTTACCTAGCTTATGGTGGTCAATTAGTAGTTGTCGGTGATACTACGGGGCTGGATACTTATCAAGCAGAGTCTGGGACTGTTTTAGATACCTTAGTTAACAAAGATGTTGATTCCTCACTGATACAGTGGCTAGAAAATCAAACTTCAACGATTGGAATTGTCCCCTCTATAGCATACAACGGAGTTACTGGTGCTGGTGTAACCATGCAAAATTACGCCAACCTTTTTAGCAGCGCATCTGTGGTAATCTCGGCTGTTGCAAAACGCATGTTTAATGTTTATGGTACAAAGACACAATCAACAGCAACCTTAAATACAACATACGACATTAGTAGCTTGCTAGCAAATGGTAGATTTACCTATACAATCTCCACTGTAGCGGATGTTGCTGGATTTTTTGCTAGAGCAAAAAATAGAAACGAACAGTATTTGACTGTCGCAGGACTGGATAGAGCAATTGCTATTAATGGCTCTATAAACAATAGTATTGATTGGAATTCATCTGACAAAACTAGCCTACGAAACAAAAGATTAAACTTCTTTGTAAATTATGATCCAAGATTTTTAGGAGCTGATCTTGTAGGTGCAACTTCGGGAACAACAGTTACAGTTGAAGATCGAATTGGCCCAGCAACAATGCGGGCGGTTCTGACTGAAGAACTTACTCAAATTGGTTTAAAATATAACTTTGAGCTGAATAACGAATCTACAAGAGCAGCTGTTACATCTGAGATTGAAACAATGCTTGAACCATATGCAACTTATCTTGATACAGGAAGAACACAAATTATATGTGATTCTAGCAACAATACGGATAACAGCAGCACATTAAATATTACGTTGATCGTGAAACCAATAGTGAGCGTGGAAACTTTCACAATTGATCTAACATTTCAACAATAATGAATAATTCAATCGTAAACTTTAAAACTGCATTTAATGGAGGAACAAGACCTAACAGGTTTCAAGTTGTTCCAAATTGGCCAGCCGGTATAACACCGCAGACTAGCGATGCAACTTTTAAGATGACCAGTTCATCTTTACCAAAAGCGTTGATAAACACTATAGGCGTTCCATATCGTGGAAGAACAATTTATTATCCGGGGGATAGAACATATTCTCCTTGGTTAGTTGGAATTCTTGACGATGGAAACACTCAAAATCTTTGGCGTGCATTACAAAGATGGAAAGAAGCGATGGATGGCCATTATACCCATAATGTCCAAAACAATGATTTTGCTTATAACCAATTGCAAACTACTTGGAAAATAAGACAATTAGATATAAATGGTACAACTGAAATCAGAAGTATCGAATTATATAAATGCTGGCCAAATATTGTGGGCCAGATTGATTTAAATATGGGTGAAACAAACTTTGTGGCTTTTACAGTTTCTCTTATTTTTGATAGCATGAAAATTGTGAGAGGTCTAAGAACAAATTCGGGTGGTAGCCAATGATAAATCAATTTAAAACAAATTTTTCAGGTGGAACACGTCAAAACAGATTTGAAGTTATTGGCAATATTCCAACTGGAGGAAGTTTTACAAAATTTCACATAAGATCTACAATCATTCCCCAATTAACAACACAAAGAATTGAATACCCATTTTTTGGAAGAAAATATTATTATCCAGCAGAAAAAGAATATTCTACTTGGTCTTTTAACGTTTTGGATGATACTGGAAATATTCAAAATTTGTGGTCCATGTTTAATACATGGCAAAATGAAATAAATGAGCATAATACCAACAAATCTTGGTCTAGAAGTCAATCCTTTAAAGCAGATAACTGGAAAATTCGTCATTTAAATTTAAATGGTGAACAAGATCCTTTAAAAGAATTTGTGATGCATGGTTGTTGGCCCACTTCAATAGAACCGATGCCATTAAACATGTCTTCAACAAATACGTTAAATAGTTTTAATGTGGTTGTTGTTTATGATTATATTGAAATAACAGGCATTACTAAAAGAAGGTAAATGAATCATGGAAATTGAAGTATTTGGTTTTGAGTTTGGTAAGAAAAATACAACCAAACAAGAAAGTGCAGAAAAAGCTTTTAAATCGTTTGCTGCTCCAGAAGTATACGATGGAACCGTAACGGTTGAGGCTGGCGGTTTTTTTGGTACGGCTCTTGATTATGCTGCAACAATGCGAGATGAAAACGCATCTGTTATTCAGTATAGAAACATGTCAATTTACCCAGAAGTAGATAATGCGATTGATGAAATCGTAAATGCCTCTATTGTTTTGGGCGTTGATGGAAAACCAGTAAAAATTGATCTTTCTACATTACCTCTTTCAGAAACAATTAAAAATAAAATTTACAAAGAATTTGATAGAATTCTTCATTTAATGGATTTTAAAGGAAGATCTTATGAAATTTTTAGAAGATGGTATATCGATTCTAAAATTGTTTATAACATCGTAATCGATAGAGATTTGCCAACAGAAGGAATAAAAGAAATTATTCCAGTCGATCCTTTGAAAGTTAAAAAAGTAAGAAAAGTTAAAAAAGAAACTGAAAATGTAGATGGTCAAAATGTAACTATTGTCAAAGATATAGAAGAATATTATCATTATGTAAATACAGACAAAGAAAGTTACATGATGACCGGACCGGGTGGACTGCATCTTTCACTTGATAGCGTTGTATACGTTCCATCTGGATTGGTTGACCTCAATACTAAAAGAGTTTTGGGGTACTTACACAAAGCAATAAGACCACTAAACATGTTGCGTCAGCTTGAAGATGCTTTACTTGTTTATAGAATAGCAAGAGCTCCAGAAAGAAGAATTTTTTATGTTGACGTAGGAAATCTTCCAAAACAAAAAGCAGAACAATATGTAAGAGACATGATGAGTCGTTTCCGCAACCGACTCATTTACAACCAATCAACTGGTGAAGTTCGTGATGAGCGCAACCATCTTTCGGTTCTTGAAGATTATTGGTTGCCTAGAAGAGAAGGTTCTAGGGGAACGGAAATTAGCACACTGCCCGGTGGTCAGGCAATGTCGCAAATTGAGGACGTTGATTACTTTAAAAAGAAACTGTATAACTCTTTAAATGTACCATTAACTCGTTTGCTTTCAGAATCTTCCGGATTTAACATGGGTCGATCTCTAGAAATTACAAGAGAGGAAGTTAAATTTTACAAGTTTGTAGGACGCCTTCGTCACCAATTCTCTCGTTTATTCTTAGATACCCTCAGAGTTCAACTTCTTCTTAAAGGTATCATGACAGATGATGACTGGCGAGAACTTCGTTCCGAAATTAAAATTGTTTTCAACACAGACAATTACTTTTGGGATTTGAAAGAATCTGAAATTTTAACTGAAAGATTAAAAATGCTTTCATTTGTTGAGCCGTATATTGGAAAATATTTTTCTACAGAGTATGTACGCAAAAATATTTTGCGTCAAACCGAAGAAGATATAAAAATAATGAATACAGAAATGGAAGTTGATAAAGAAAGACTTCGTCAAGAACAGATGATGGCAATGATGCAACAACAAGCTCAAATGGGGCAAGAACAGGCACCTCAATGAAAGATTTAAACCACATTTTATTAAAAAAAGGAATTGATGGTCTTCTTTATGAAGACGAGAATCAATTTAAAGAAAATATAGTTAAAACAATTTTTTTTAAATTAAATGATTCTATTAAAGAAACAAAAAATTCTGTGTCTCAAAATATTTTTGCACAAACCGAAGAAACAAATTTAAGCGAAAATATTAAATATTTTGTACAGTTTATCGAATCATTTGTTCCTGGAAAATACACATTCAAAAATGGTTTGAATATAAATATTTCCGAGTTAGACATAAAAAACGTCAAAACTCTTTTTGAGTCATTGAGTCCTTTAAACAGAGAGGCCATGACAGAGGAAATATTCAAATCACCAGAATCTTTCAAAGAGCACATTAAATTTGCAGAAAAAATAAAAGGATTACAATGAAAAACAATATCAGAAATCTCATTAAAAATGCAATAGAGGAGAATGCGGTTGAGTTTAAAGAAACTGCATCTAAGTCACTCTATACAAAAGTTGCATCAAAATTAGAAGAACAATATAAAAAAACAGCTCAAAAGCTTTTTTCTATTGGTGAAGAGAAGAAATAAAAATTTATAAAAATCAAACCAAACAGAAAAAATACCATTATGAAACTCATAACAGAACTAACTGAAGACATCAAATACGTAAAAGAAAACGTCGGCAATGGAGATAAAAATTACTTCATTGAAGGCGTTTTCATGCAATCAGAAGTAAAAAATCGTAATGGTAGAGTTTATCCTAAAAATACTCTAGCCAAAGAAACTGGCAGATATATTACTGAATATGTTAACAAAGGCCGAGCAATGGGTGAACTCAACCATCCAACTGGACCAACTGTTAATTTAGACCGAGTTTCACACATTGTAAAGGAATTACATGAAGACGGTAAAAACGTTTATGGCAAAGCTAAAGTCCTTGACACTCCAATGGGCAAAATCGTTAAAAATCTCATTGATGAAGGTGCTCAATTGGGTGTATCTACCCGTGGCATGGGTTCTCTCAAAAGCAAAAATGGTTATCAAGAAGTTCAAGAAGACTTCATG